TTCTGGTCCCTGTTCCCCGGACGCTTGTTGAAGAACAAGTTGTTTAAATTCTGGATACGATAAGTCACCACCTTGTGCTACGTATTTTTGATACTCTTGTCTTAAAAATTTTTCTGCTTCTGGCGGTAATTGCGGTCCTTCGGTTTCTACTATTTGTTCTGCTTCTACCATTTCACCATTAGCATAACCTATTCTTCCGCCTTCAGCCGCATTCTGCGGTAAATAAAATCCTTCTTGTACAAAATTTTGATTAGGTAAAAAATTCATATAAGGATCTCTGTTTCTTGCCATCATCATTGCTGCGTAAGGAGGAATGTAATCTTCATCAACCTCTTCTGCTACTTCTTTGTAAGGTCCTGCACCAAATGCTTTTTGTAAGAATGGTGTTGCAATTGCTGTTGCACCTAAACCTGTAAATATTTTTTGACCAGTGGTCATGTTACCAAATAAATTAGAAAGAAAACCACCTTTTAAACTTGCTGACCCTGCAGCTCCAGATTTTAAAAATCCACTACCGCTTGCAGCTGGAAGTAAATTTCTAAGAAAACCCGCACCTTTAACACCCGATAAAGATCCACTGGCACCAAAAGGACCAAGTCCTCCTGCATACATACCTAAACCAATTCCTAAAGCAGCCTTACCCAGTGGACTTTTAACTATCTTCTTGACGCCACGAACAGCTTTCTTAACTAAGCTTCCTAATCCGTAAAGTTGTCTGGGTTCTTGCATTCTAGATATTGCCATAATTTTACCTTAATTCCTATGTTTACTTGGTTTTTGCTAACAAATCAAGAGGTGGCATTATAACTTTTACATCTTGTGCCATTTCTTCTTCTTTAAAACCTTTGTTTTCCCAGTCTTTTCTTTCCTTAAAAAGCTGACCAGTTTTTTTGTGTCTGTAAGTAGTTTCTACTTTAGCTTGTTTTATTTCCATTAGTCTGTTTTCTCCTTTAATATATTGAGATAGCTAATACCAAATACCACACCATCAGATACAGTGCCTGCTGTCGTGTATTCTAATGTTGTGCCACCTTCTACAATTAAAGGTAAAGTTAATATTTCTACACTTGTAGCAGCTACTAGTGTTTGTGTATTAACAATCTCAAATGCATTGTTTTTAATAGTCACCGTTGGTGTATTAGAACCTGATTTGTTTGTAACTCTTAAAGACTTTATAATAATAGTTTCATTAACACTAGGTGATAACAACGCTACTGTTTCAGCAGCTGTAGTTGTTTTACCATAAAATTTATATTGGTTTACTACTGCCATTACTCTAAAAAGAAACTTTTAGCTTCTATTTCTTGTTTAACTTCATCTTGAAATGAAGAGTTTAATTTTGTTATTACACCATCAAGATCTCTAACTAATGACTGTAAATTTTTTCTGCTATATTCTTCTTCAGCTCTAGTTAATGATTGTACAATTTTTGCCATTATAAACTTGCTAAGCCTCCTCTTCTAAAAGGTGTACCTGGAGTATCATCAGAAAAATCTGAAGCTGACATATTACCACCGCCACCGCCACCGCCATGCATATATATTATTCTATCGTAAGTAGCTTTATTTGCAGCATCATATGCTTGTACATTTGCATATCCACCAAAACCACCACCACCATCACCAGTATCAACTTTGTTATTTCCGCCATGAATATTAAAGTTTTCGTCGTAGGTAGGATCATTTTTAATTCTGTTTCTAATGTTATTAGCAGTAGTTCGTTGTCTTAAAAAATTGTTAAAATTTATTTGATTTTTTACGTCTTCTTCTTCTTTTTGTTTTTCTAAATAGTATTGATCAATTGGTCTTAATTCTTTGTTATCTTTTAATCTTTGGTTAGCAATCGCTACCCTATCTGCAACAACATTAGCATAGTTACCAGTAAAACTGTCTTTATTATAACCATATCTATCTTGAGTAGTTAAATTACCAAACCCGTGTATGTTTTGTTCTTGATTAGCTAATTGCATATCTATAAAAGCATTGTCTTGAGCATTTAATCTATTTTCTCTTGAAAAGTTATCCGCCATACCCATTAAAAAATTTCCACCAGGAATGGCAAAACCTATTCCTTTTCTAATTAAACCGCCTGCCGTATCCATAAAAGTTTCTTCTGGTTCTGTTCCAGGAAGATAACCACTGCTGCCGTAATTAGTTCTGTTAGTTACAAAACTTCCAGATGGTTGTGCTGTGTATGGTTGAAAATTACTTGTATTAAAATTTCTGTCATTTGAATTAACAAAATTTATAAAAGAATTAGTATTAGGAATTCCAATAGAATTTTCTTGTTCTTCTTCTATATTCGTAACAGGTGATGTGTAGTTTAAAAGATACTGGTTCATAGGCAAAAACCTATTACCTGCATCATATCTTTCCTTATCAACTCCAGTATAAAACAATGACATTATCTTCTTCCTCCAGGATGTATATCTAATCTAAATGTACCTAACTTCCAGTCTTGACTTGCTGCAGTATTAGATACTTTTAACGCTATAGATCTCGCCCGTAATCTTGTATCTTTTTTTGTTGTAGATGATGTTATATCAAAATTTGAAGTAGTTGAAGAACTATTTGGATAAGTTCTGGTTACAAAACTTACCCTAGTAGATCCTGTCTGTGTAATAAAATCTGGTATAAATCTACTAATTCTCATTATAAATTCACCATCTCCTCTAAGATCCGGCATTCCTACTGTTTGTCCTGTAGGATTTCTTCTTTGAGTAATGTCAAAATCACCAGAAGTAATTGAACCAAGAATAGCGGTTGTTACTCCGCCAGCATCAATTTGATCGGTCCCTGTTTCCTGTTCATAGTATATTGTACATCCATCCGTATTACCAATAACATCATAAGACGTATTACTATCTGGGTTATAGTAAGTTGCGTGCGGTTTATCAAATACTGCTGAATCCTGCCAAGCTGCACGAGCTAAACTTCCTGTTGTCCATATAGGACGTTTAGGACTAGAATCTAAATAATTATATGTCACCATTCTATTAACAACATTTGATCCAGACGTACAATAAAACCAAGTTACTTCACCAAACAAATTATTTAATCCTACATTTACTAAATCTCTTGCTGTAGTGTTTATGTCATCGTAAACATAGTCTTCTACTAAACAAGGTATAGATTTTAATTGACCGTCATAAGTAAAAAACCCATTCTCGGACATCCAATAAGCAGAACCATCAACCTCTATACATGCATTTTTTCCTAACAAACCACAGTTAGTTCCAACTTGTTCAAAAGAGAAAGTAAATGGTTGTCCTACAAACTTCATTAAAAACAATGCAGTATCAGTCCAAACGTAAATTGCATCTCTACCTTTAATAGCTCCCATAATTCTAGAACCATCAGCTAATCTTTGTGTACCAGCTGTATTGTTTGCTTTAACTGTGTAAGAATCTGTTTGGTCAATACTTTCTTGAGAAGAAAATCTTATAAACATATCGTCTTGTGTAGTGCTTGATCCTACAGTTGTTTCTGTTCCAAAAAATACTAAGTGTCTGTCGGGTGTAGATACTAATACGTGACGTGATGCTGTTGGTGCGTTAGGTAATAAAGTTGCTCTAAGTGCTGTTGCGTTTGAAGGAGAAGCATCCCATTCAAAACATGCGCCATTATATATAAGAGCAATTAATTTTGTTCCGTAGTTATCTAAAATCCATAAACCTGGATCAATTGTAAAGTCAGAAGAAGAAGCATCTCCCCATGCAACAAATTCTGATATGTTAGTTACTGTTGCTCCAGAAGTATGGGCGGCTCTTGTAGTTCCGTTAACTGCTCGGGCTCCTCCACTCAAGGTCCCTGTTCCCGTGTCATTGTTTGTAAAACTTATATCTTCTGATCCAATTCTAATTTCTCCTGAAGCAGGAAACGCTGAAGTGTTTGCTAATACTACAGTTGTAGTAGCATCGTCTGGAAGCGTTGTTGATAATGTAGATGTTGCCGGTCCGTTAGCTGTACCACTCCATAATCCTGTACCCCAACCAAAGCCGCCTAATTGTTGAGAAGGCCCTACGCTATAGTAACATAAAATAGAGGTGCTATTACCGTCACTTGTAGTTAATGGTGTCCCTGTTTCTTGAGCAGCCATTGTAATTGTAAAAGTAGTGGCCGTTGGTACTGAAGAAACCATGTATTTTATGTCTTCAAAAGTGGCATCAGTATATGTAGACGACCCAGTTACACCAGTTACACTATCGAACATAACGATATCGTCCTCTAATAAACCATGAGCCCCGGTGCACGTTACCGTGACTGTTGTTGATGAAGATGTGCTGGTAAATTTAGCTCCTGTTAGAGTCTCTCTAATTGGATGAATGTCATAATAGGTTCCACCAGAATATACGTATAAAATTTTATTAGTGCCAATTGCAGCGTATTTAATTCCTGCGTTGTTATCCCAATGATGTAAAGCTCTTGCCGCACCCGTTAGTTTATCTTGTCCTAATTGAGACCAACCACCTATTTTTTCTGGAGTTCCGTATCTAAAACGTACGTTGTCACCATCAAACCATTGTCCTTCAGCGCCGGTTTCTGTAACTTGTTTATTAAATCCTGGAGCAAAACCTAGTTTTTGTAGCATATAAAATCCTGTTTATTAGCTATTATATCAAATTATTTAAAAATTCAATATGTTTAATCAAAGGTGTAGATAGCTATGATGCGAGCCCCTTTTTTAGGATAAATCATATAATGATTGCACTTGTCAAATAATACTCCTCTATATTGTTTGGGAGTTATTTCATGGATAATCTTATTATTTTTATTTAAAATAATTGTTTTAGCTT